GTCAGGTCTTTAACCATCTGCGACAATATGATATGCGTACTGCCGATCTCAAACCGGCTATCAATCTTGATCTTAAGTGGGGATGTGCCTGTAACCACTCCAAAAACAAGGTCGGACAACTCATTATCATTTTTACCCTGCGCTTTTATCAATCTTGCCAATTTCTCGCCGGCCATTATAACACCTCCACATCTAGGCTCATGGTATGGATTGCCCCCAGTGTATGAGTGCAGCCAGTCACCAGTGCCAGACTATCGTTGGCGATCTTGTCTTTTTGGAGATCTACGGATCGTAAAACAAAGCTGCACCCTGCCTGGATATCCAAGGACCCCACACAATCCAAACTAAGTGTTTTGGTCTCTACATTGTGCTCTGTCAATAAATCGGCTGCTTGTTGCTTTAACTGGGCGCTGTTTAAATCGGCATCACTTACGTTCTCCACCATTTGCAACTTACCCCACTTTTCGATGTTACCACTGTGGGTAGCCGTGTAGACCTCCCTTGTCTCATTATCTTTATCCTCCCGTATAACCTTGATCGCATTGTAGGCATTGTCAACCGATGCCTCATAGCTGTAATCCGTGACAAGAGATTGGTCACCCAGCACCAACTTGGTTATAAACCGGTTTAATGCAAAAAACTCTACCGTGCCATAGTTGTCCCGGATACCATACCGCATATAATTCCCGGTACGGGTTTCTTGGATCGCTTCGTCGATCATCGTAAAATAGGTCTTATTATCCTGGATAACAGCAGCACAATTATAACTGCTGCTGTCCAGGACCTTGTATGGTACCCCCTGCGTCTGACAGATCTTTGTAAATCTGCTGCTGGCGGTACCGGCACCGAACACGATCGTATCCTCGTTTTTTAAGTATCGTAGATTATCATAGGCTGTGATCTGCCATAGACTCTCTTTTTTCTTTTTCCGGACGAATACCTTACCTTTAAAAAGGTTTTTCCCGTCAGCCTTAACCTCGATGGTGTCGCCTGATCGCAAGAACATGTTGTTAACATCAATGATGGAAAACTCCAACTTACCTGGCTGACTATCTAAACCGGTAGTCCATCTCAATGGGCTGACAACCTCCGAGATATCAAACATTTCCCTATTGTTTATGCTGGTCTCATATACCTGCAGTTTCATACCCTTCTCACGCTCCCAGCTGTCACCCAGCCGCGCCACCCACCATCCAACATAGTGACGTGGTATGGATGGGAGCGGCCAAGCTTAATAAAGTTTACTTTGCGCGTCGCATTGACCTCGGTTCTGCCGGGACCGGTGCCGTAGCTATCCCGGTGCAGCCTGCCATTTACAATAACCGTGCAGCCAATAGTGATTGCTGCCGTACTTACTGGCTGTGTAGCAACTTTTTTTGCGGTTGATACCTTTTTAGCTACGGTCTTAACATACTTTGCAGCGTATTCCCGGTACTCTTTTAAGTCTATCGTGTACTCAACATCTCCTGTGGAGTCGACATAGGAGTGTTCAAAATCCTCGATCGACATCAAGAGGTTAATATCTGTATCCGTTACAATCAACCGTACTGTTTTATTACTGTTTTTTGCATCTAGGAGCAACTTAACCCAGCCTTTAGGACTAAGTTCAGTCGACCCTTTACTTACATACGGCCGGGAGTAATCTGCCGGAAAAAAACAGGTAATTGAGGTTTCGGTGAGTGATCTCACGCCCAGCTGATTGATTTCGCCGAGCTTTACAACCTCCGACACATCATTATTGGATCCATCCCTTACCCTTATTTCCGATGGATTAACAGGAAGCATATAACGCTTACTGTCAATTGTTAAGTAAAACTGTATTGCCATTACATACCTCCTATCCCATATCTGCAGCTGCAATCTCAAGGATCTTATCCTCAAACTTCCGTAGCAGGTCATCCTCATCGATGTTACCGTTGTTGTTATCAACGTATATAGACACCTGCGGCGTTACCTGCTTATTATTTACGACAACTTTATTACTTGCCGATGCCTTAAAGTTTGCTATGTCACTATCATCCAGCTGTACCTCACTGGTAATTGTGCCGCTGGCTGATACTGTCGCTAGGTTATTAGGTATGGCAAGCTGTGATAATGTATCACTCGCACTTGCAACCATATCCTTGGCAGACAAGATACCTTTCGCCAGGCCTTGTGATACAAACTGGCCTATGGCAATCATTACCTTGGATGGGCTGGCAACTCTCAAAGCGGAGGAAATCGTTGCTGATATTTGATTAGCTACACTCCTCGCCGCAGCAATCGCCGAAGCCGAACCTGCACGAATACCGACGGCCAAGCCACTCATTGCGAACAATCCGGCTGACTGCATCTGTGATCGCAAGCCATTAAAAGCTGCCACAATTGACGCTTTACCAGCATTTACTGTTGCCACTGCCTGCGACATGCCACTTGATATGGCGGCGTTAAACATTGCCATACCTGTTGTTGCAGCTTGACCTACAGCTGTCATTGCGGAGGTTGCGGTTGTTTGCATTGATGTCATGGATGCCGTTGCGGTGGAGCTGACCGTAGACAATGCCCCGGCGCATGCTTGAGCTGCGCTGGCAACGCTGTTCATGGCTGCGGCCAACCCATTAAAGCCGGTTACAGCAATAGTGATTTCGCCACCCTCCAGGCCGCTAAGTGAAGCAAGGACGGTTTTTATCTGACCGATCTTCGCTATTGCTGCGCCGGATTGGATTTCGCCGCTGCCTGCAAACTCATTAATAGTTGCAACCAGCTCGTTCAGCGCGGTGAAGGATTCTTTAACCTCGCCGAGTTCTGCGGCCTTAAGCATTGAGCCAAAGTACTCAATAAGATCACTTGAGCCTAGTAACTCAATCAAATAATTTATTAGCGCTATTTTGCCCGCTGCCTCAGCACCTTGAACCTCTACTCCAGCTATTTGATTAATAGGGTCGATCAAACTATACATGGCATCAAGTGCATTCTTGACCTCGCCGAGCTCTGCGGCCTTAAGCATCGAGCCAAAGTACTCAGCAATGCCAGAGGTGCCCAGTGCCTCAATGACGGCATTGATATCTTCCACCTTCCCTGTAATATCGTTAACCACAAAATTAATACCATTTAAAGCAACTATGCTCTCGCCGATACTTACCAGGTGAGCGAAAGACTCTTTCGCCGTGTCGAGTGACCCAGAATCTATTTTGTTGCTGACCAGATCCCTTAACTTGGAAAAAATGCCGCCGGATTCATTGCCTAAATACCCAATTACATCTTGGATATCCTTTATCTTTGTCTCGATGGCGGTTTTGCTGAATTTGATAGCTTTAAATTGCTCGAATGTCTGTCCGATTTCTATCAACTTGTCGAGACCGTCCTTGACTACGCCAAAATCCACAGTAGTTATGCAATTACTAATCAGCTGTTCAAACGTAGCTCCATCCATCGACGCAATTACATCCTGCATATCTTGGATTTTGGTATCAATGCCAGCTGGGATCGTTATGCCCTCAAATTGTGCCAGCGTATCCGCCAGATCTATAAACTTCTGGATACCCGCCGTAACAACACCTGTGTTGATAGCCCCGACCGTGTTATTAAATAAGTCCAGTACGCTCCCCAGATTAGCACCGGTAAAATATCCTATCACTTCGGCAATGTTTTCGATCTTAGTTTTAACACTTGAAAGATCATCTGGGACTTTATCATTCATTTGCTGGATTGCTTCGGCTACCAACATTAATTCACCGGCAATAAGGGCAATGGTGATTAAACCGCCTGCAGCTATAATTGCACCTACTCCGGTGGCCATTAAAGCACCTACGGCAGCAACCAACACACCCATACCGGCAATAGCGATAGCCATATTCGCCATTTTCGAGGCAAAATTCCCGATATTATCGGGTACTTTAGAGTCGACCTGTGCCATTGCTTCCGCTGCGAGCATAAGCTCCAGGGATATCCCGGCTATCATTGCCAGCCCTGCTATTGCGGCTACTGGATTGCTTTGTGCCAATACACCGGCCACAGCTACTAATGCGCCCATGCCGCTAATCGCTATCGCCATGTTCGCAAGTTTTTTAGCAAAATTACCGATGCCGTCAGGTACCTTTGAGTCAATCTGCTGCATGGCTTCGGCAGCCAGCATCAATTCTGCACTGATAACTGCGACCATGGCTAATCCCGCGATCGCTGCCGCCGGATTTTTTTCTGCGTATTTACCGGCCGCAACCACAAGCGCACCCATACCAACGAGTGCAATCGCCATATTGGCTAATTTAGGCGCTAAAGTTAATAGGTTGCCTGGGACTTTATCATTTATATCTTTAAGGGCTTGAGCTGCCTCCTCGATGATTTTAATAACCCCGAACACCAATGCCAGGCTGCCTGCTTTTTTGACAAGGCCGGTAAGCACCTCGCTCATTGATGTGACCGGACTTAAAGCCTGTGCCGGATCCGCTGCTTGTGTGCTCCCTTTTCCGCCTAAAAGCCCACCGAACAAATTACCGCCGAGTTTTCCAACTGCACCGGCTACGGTAGCTATGCCTTTACCAAAGGTAAGCAGCGGGGATAAAATACCTTTGCCGATTTTAAAACCAACAAAAGCAGCCGCCAATTTAGGCAGCATACTAATTACTTTTGCAATTACATCAGAGTTATCTTTTACAAAATCAGCTAACCCTTTGATCACATCCGTAATGCCCGAAACAAAGGACTTAAAACCGCTTACGCTTTTTTCGCTGCCGAAACTCCCGGTAAGTTCTGCCAGGCTTTCTTTGACCGCACCTACTGCATCAGCGATCGGCGCCTTTAGATCATTAAAAGCATCCTTCAGGACATTAATATATGGACGTACCTTTTCAATGAGTGCCGGTATTTTATCAAACTGCTTGTTTATCGTCTCAAAGATTTTGGATATGACCGGTTTAATACTCGCTATATTCTGCGCGAATGTTTTGCCGCTTAACTTTTGTGAGAGTTCATCGATTTTGGTGATGCTACCGGCCACACCGTTGGTAATAGCCGTTTTTAAGATCCCCATGGACGTTCTCACGCCCTCCGAGCCTGTGAGAGCCTGCTCTGCTAATCCACCCTCAGCCTCGCTTAACTCAACCAGCTTTGCATTAAACTGATCAAACGTAACCGTTCCATCCTGCATTGCTTTATACAGCGTAGCTTGATTCGCTCCGGCTCCGAGTAGCTCTTCGGCCATCGTGTTGATTGTCTTACCGGCACCTCTAACGAGGGAGTTCCAGGCCATTTGATCTACTTTGCCAACCGCCAGCATTTGTGAGTATTGTTCCAGAGCACTACTAGCGACTTCCGAGCTTGCACCGTTAGCAAGCAAAGCGTTATTAAGCCCCAAAGCGACATCTGTGGCATTACCCAAAGACAATCCAGAAGTAACCAATGTTCGAACATTGTCCGTGATATCATTCAATGTTGTTGGTAACCCGTCTATCCCGGCGACAAGCTTATCTGTAGATGCTTGTGCTTCTTCGGCCGAATAACCCCAGGCCTGCATTATTTTTGGAAATTGTTTCAGTGTGTCGAATCTGGAAATTGCGCCATCGATCGAATTTTTAACAGTATTAAAGACCGCACTTGCTATTTTTACAAGACCAAGCGCGGTTGCAAATGCTCTAACCGATGAGGTGGCTTTCTGCCCCGATTCGTTTATGCCTGAAAATCCATTTTTGATGTCACTGCCGAACTGCTTAAACGAATTTTTGGCGGTACTAAACGCTGAACCTATTTTGCTTGTGAACGAACTTATAGTACTTGCTGCAGATGAAAATGCAGAGCCGATTTTGCTTCCCAGTGAACTCGCACCCGATGCAACACTGGAAAATATGGATCCAGCCTTGGATCCTATCGATGAAAATGCCGACCCAATCCCCGATCCAAACGAACTGATCTTTGAGGTAATTGTTGAAAATACAGATCCTACTTTTGACCCTATCGTTGAGAAGACACTGATTATTTTTTGTCCTACAGAGCTTAGCTCAAACGCACTTCGGATGCGATTACCGAAATTGCCAAACAAGGTAATGATCCTACTTGTGGCCGATTGTACCTTGTTAAAAATCTGGCTCATGCCGGTTCCTATCTTTGATGCTAATTGTGAAACCGCCTGCTGTGCGCTCTGAACCATTGTCTGAAAAGCCTTTGCCGGTGCAGTGGCTTTATTTTTAAAATTTTCCATCTGGTTTACAGTCTTTTTCAGACCGTTATCAATAGCATGTAGAGTGCTGGTAAATTTATCTTGTAATGATAAGCTGGCGCTTAAGCTTGCCACAGAATCACCTCCTTCGTCTCCTTCTAGCTTTGCTTTCTGACTTCTTTCGTTCTTTTTCTAATTCCTCTGCTTCAATTTCTGTAAAAGCCATTATCATGGCCTTTTCTCGCGCGGGCAATTCCGAAAAAGCCGACGGCAGCATCCCCATTTTATGATAGGCATAATACGCATACCAAAACTCTCCTGAGATACTGCCATCTTTCATTAGTTTTTTATTTCGTCTTTTACCTCTTCAACATCCTCATCAAACCCGTTGAGTTCTTGGATCGCCTGTGTTAAAGTAGCATATTCGCCAGGGCGAAGCATGGCTTTAAGGGTTGCTGACGCATCACCCACAGTGCAGTAAGATTCCTGCAGCTGCGCATTTTCTAAATCCGGAACTTTGACGCACTTCAAGACCAGCTTATCAACATACTTGTCGGTATCTATGTCCGCAACAAAGTTCCCGCCTTTTGACCGGCGCTTTACCGTTGCTTCTTTCCGAAGTCTGGCGTTTGCCTCCTCCGTTATTGTTTGAATTATAAAAGGAGCTTTGAACCGGCTGAACTCAACCTTGCGCTCGGTTTCTCCTTGATCAACATTTTTAAGTAAAAAAGCATCAATATTCATTTTTTAATCCTCCTGATTATCCTAATGTGGGTGTTCCAAATTTTACCAACAGATCAACATCGTCAAAAGTAAAGTCAACGTCCTGCTCTAAGGCTTCCGAATCAACGTCCAGATTCGCGATCGGAATGCTGTCCAGATTTACATTTTTAAGTAGCACCGTCTGACGCCCAATACTTGAGTTTGGATCCTCATTAGTTACCTTGATAGTAAAATATGGATCAAGCCCCTTTTTCATAAAGTCAACGGCCATCTGTGCAAATTCCGAAGTCACAGCATAGATCGTCATGGATCCGGAGCCACTTGCCCCCGTGGTTTTGGATTGAGTCATCCGCTTTCCGAGTGTTTTTATATCAGCTTTTTCTTTTTCAACTTTTGCCTCGATAGTTTTTAGATAAAACATCTCTTTATTACTACCGTTAATTGTCATAAAAGCCGAACCTTCCTGGCCGCTAATTACGTCACCAGCTTTTAAATATCCCATAAGTTATCTCCTTTCTTACTGCACGTTTACAAGCATATATAATTTTTCCATTGCATCAATTGGCTGCACTGCCACTTCCATGTATACCGAATCTTTATCGTTGCCGGCTGCGATTGCAATATCATCAGCTGCAAACTCGGTAATTGCACCCTGAGCCAACAAATTATCAAAATACGCCACCCGGTCAGCCTTAAATAGCTCCCGACCGTCAACGTCGTTATTGACCTTGCCGATATAATTATCTTCAAACGTCTTTTTCGCATTGTTGGCGATATCGTCAAGCACTCGCAAAACACGGTTTTTAGCAAAATCCTTGCCTTTATCCGTGCTAAAAGTGTGCAAGCTGTTAATGTCCTGCTCAACCACCACTTCGCCGCGCTTTTCAATAAAGAGGAATTCGCCAGTTTGCAGTGCTGCAATGATATCCGAATTCAAATATCTTTCGGTCACATCCACCGCCCCATCATATACACTGTATGTCAGTGATGTAGCCACGCCAGCTGCAGCGGTTGCACCTGCTACCCATGCTGTAGCCATCTCGGCGCTGATCACTGTGCCATCCGTTAAGATAACCCCGTTTTTGACGTTGATAACCGCCTCATGATCTGCATTGTACTTGGCTACAACTAACTGACACTTTTTGCCCTCATCATCACGCATGCGCTTGATAAACGATGCACCCGCCACCTTGATAGCCTCATCCTCAACCGGCAGCGCCATTGTGTTAAACTCATACACCTGCACCGCGTCAAAGTAAGTCATGTAATCATTTGCTGTGGCTGCTGTATCGGACCCGCCAGCCAGCGTAGCCGTAAATGCCGTAACATCACCCTCACCGCTAAACGATACGATGTCGTTTGCAGCTAACTCTTCGAATCTTGCTACCGTCTGGGTATCCACTGCAGAGCCTGCCATATAGGTAGTTACATCAAAATACCCCGTTGTATTGACGTTGGCTGCCGCTACTACGCTAATGTCATTACCTCTTGATCCTCCGTACAATGCTGAGATTGTGACTGGACCCTCGGTAATGGTTGCCTTTGCTCCACTCCCCACGCGATACAACAATACGGTTGTGGCACGTTTGAGAGCCTCTTTTAATGCCAATAGTTTTTCGCTGCCGAGATCATAACCCAACTTGGTTAAATCCGATGCAGCGGTAATTGATACCACTTGCTTTTCGGGGCCAAAATCTAAAGCAATAGGGATCGTAGTTACGCCTGACGTTGACTCGGACGTCCCTACACCCCCGTTAGACGTGGTATTGACGTACGCCCCTGGTCTTACTTTGTTTTGTGTTGTCCATGTTCCACCTGCCATTATTTAGCTACCTCCTTCAATTTTTTATCTAATAATGTTCTGGCCTCTGCTACTGTGTATCCTTTTTTAGTTGCATAAGCCTTTAAAAAATCCTTTTCCAAGCTGGTAAACTCTGCTGATTGCAGCAAGCTTGCCAGCGGAAATTTCTGTTCGGCCGGAGCCTGTGCTTCGACTGCTTCTGCCGTTTCGGCTTTCTTTTTAGCCATTCTTAAGTCCTCCTTCTGTTTCTAACTTTTGCATGCTGGGATTATCATCCGTCCGGACTACCCGGAAACTTAATTTAAAAGTAAATTGCAGGGTACCGTCATTGACAGCCGCCTCTCTATCCAGCAGCTTTAACGACAGGCCGTCGATCGTCAAGAACTCATCCATCAGCTTCCCGCGCATTGATTCACACTGTTCTCTTACCCCGGGATCCTTAAGGGTTGCATCCGGGAAATACATAACACAATATAAGTGTTTGCGGAATTGATAATCCATCAATTGGTCGGCGCTGTATGCCTTGATCTCGTATATATAAAAGGCCGGCTCATCAAATCCCTGCGGCCGGTTCTCTATGTATATTGTCGCATCTGGCACTATTGCCTCTAACTGATCTGCAATTGCCGCTGTGATATCCATAATTAATCAACTCCAAACTGTCTTAGATAATTTTCGTACATGGGACCCACAATCGCCGGCAGTTTAGCCATGATCTCTTCCATCGTGATTTTCAGGAAAAATTGACCCTCAACCCAACCACCACCGACCGTGCGGTGACCGTTTTCTACGTATCCTGCATACTCTGTATTGTTGGAGATCGTCACAACGTAACCGCTGCCGCTTTTCGATACCCCGTCAAGCGTCCAATTCCGACGCAGGTTTCCCCCTTGTCGACCTTGCTTAGTCTTACTTTCAAAGACCAATAACTTCCCGCCACGGACAAAATACACTGTATTATCATACTGGCCGACCGGCGTCCGCTTTTTGACATCGGTAATCATTATATTTCCAAGCTGATTCATTACCTCAAAGATAAAGTTTTCCTCTTGAAGCGTCTTATGAAAATTGCTTGCAAATGCTTCAAACTCGCTAAAGTCAAACCCGTCACTCATGCGGTCACATCCCTTACTATTACAATTTCTTGGTGTGTGCGGTAGCTGCTAAACCCTTCAGAGGATCGCTCATATTCCCGGATGATACCATGCACATCCGTAATAAACAATTTACTGCCAGCCTTAATCTCAATTCCGGGATCGCAATAAAGCTTTGTAATATACGTCACCTTGGCAGCCACGCCCTCACTTGCCGGGTTTAGCTGCTTTTGCGATATCCGGCACGGCACATTTTCCACAACCGGAGCCCAGACCTCTTTTGTGACGGATCCAACCTTTTTATCTGTGCACTCGGACACGGTCAGCTTGCTATCATAGTGCTTCTCAAACTCCGCTTTGGCGAATTCGTATATATCCATACAATCACCTCGCAAGCTGCCTGTGGCTGTTCAGCGTCCTTTTATAGTTCCTGGTAAAAGAGGGCAGCTCACTCATTGCTTTTAGCACGTCAAGCTTAGTCTCTTTGGTGATGGACATATCGCCCTCTTTTATATCCTTTGCCTCGCCCTCTACGTTGGCGGTGACGGCAGTCTCGTTGACAATGTCAATGGCCATCATAACCGCCGTATTATACAGCCGTTCGGGCAGCTCCTCGATGTGACAATAGTCAAGGATATCGCCTACCGCCGTTTCGATGGCAAAGGAAAAGACATCATCCGATTCGTTATCGCTGATGCCTTTTACCTTCTTTAACTTTACGAGTAGGATTGCTATTAATTCTTCCATATCATCACATCCTATGATCCGGATGATGCTGAAGCTGCTGCTGCTTCTATGTCTGCGCTAATCTTGTGGCGAATGCAAATCAAACCGATCTTTTTATCCTCGCGGACTTTCTTCCAGTTCTTCGCGGCTGCCAATTCGACATTAGTTGGCGTCACATCATTGGATAGAGTTCCCACATACGCTATCCCAAATGGATGAATAACACGAGAACGCCGAACGTACAGCATGTTATTTCCTTTAGATTTCTCGCGATCAGTCTCATATGTCACCATGTCAGATGGCGTTGCTGTGTTTCGTCCAAAGGCACCAGGCGCATATAGGTATGTATCATAAACACCATTCGCATCCGGAAGTAACGCATCATCCTCCACAACCCGCATACCTAAATAGGTATCAAATCCTGACTTGGAATCACTAGCCGGGATAAAGTGCTTAGTCTGTACATTTTGTTTTTCCAGTTCTGCCTTTACCTTGGAGTGCACCGCCATTACCGACAACTTGCCCCGGGAAGTTCCCAAGATAGAGCGGGCATCAATTACCATTTCCGGGCAAATTACATTGGTAGTAGCATCAGACTGATCAGAAACATGGGAGTCAAGTAATATCCCTTTGTTTTGCCCGGTGCCTTTAGCAAACAATGCCTTAATAATTGATTGTAGGATTTCCTGATCTGACTCGATGGTGTAAACACCAAAGTCATTTAAAATCTGCGTTGCGGGATTAGACCCGGAAACAATTGCAGATAAGTCAGTGTAGCTTGCCCCTGTACCACGGTATAAAACTGGAGCGATTTGAGCCGTAGCTTTTGTCTTACCCGTCTCCAGAGCTTTATCCTCTTCCAATACTTGATCTGTTAAGCTTGTTTTCGTCCACTCCGGGAGATTAACAGAAACACCACCAGATATAATCATCTGATCTAGCGTAGGTGTTGGAACTAAGATACCCGATTGGATAAATGCCGAATGTTGTTCGGCGTACCAGTTAGTATATTTTGTATACTGCTCTGGCGTAATTGTGTCTAAAATTTTGGTAATTTCATTTGCCATTATTCATTTTCCTCACTTTTAATTTGTTGTTTAAAAAAGCCATCAATATCACCTTTTTCCATAGCTTCCTCAAATGATCCGTATGGCTCTGGCACTTTACCGCCGTTTGGCTTGTAGCCGCCCGGTTTAGGTGCGGTTTCAAATAGATACGCGTCCGACTCTTTCAACGCTTCGATCTGCTCTTTTGCTCCTGACAGTTGCCCATCCTTAAACACGATTTTTTCATCATCCAGCAATGCAGCAACCGCTTTCAGATTCTTGACCTTCGACTCGGTCAATAAAGTGCTCAATGCCGAATCACGCTGAACAGCAATCAGTTTATCTGCATTGGATTTTTCTAATTCTTTGTAATCATCCTGGAGCTTCTTGATCGTTGTCTTTAAATCCTCGTTATCCGCATTGTCCTTTTTTAGCTGTGACAGATCTTTATCTCGATCTGCCAGCTGGTTTTTCAGATCAGTTTCAGTCGTTTGCAGCGCTTTAATCGTGCTATTTAGCGTGGTAACAACCGTGCCGTGCTCAGTCATTACAAACTTTGCCTGTTCTTCGGTTAGTCCTTGCGCAATTAAATCTTCTTTCTTCATTTATTGGTTCCCTCCTAAGTGTTTTTAGAGCGGCAACTCCCGCTGTGAGCCGTCTTTTTGAGACTTCCGTGCAGGTCTAAATATTAAAAAGCCACTGCTACCAGTGACTCTAAGCGCTTTCCATATATTTTTTGCTCCACTCGGTAAACGAGATGTTATCAATAATCTCGCCTTTTCCGGTTTCTGGATCCCGCATCCATCGTTTTGATGAACGATATCCCTTAATGACCGGTACGGTGGTACATCTACAATTCGGATGCACTGGCGGGAGAATAGGGTTTTCGCTGTCGACATCAAATGTAAGACCGTCCAGCCCCGCGCACCCCTTATAGGTAAAGCCGTTTATAGTGATATCCTCCCTGCAGGTGTGACTCTCCAACGTAGCCAGCCATTCGTATTTCTCGACGCCCAGCTGACGGTAGGACTCCAGTGTCGCCGTCTCGATGATATGAGCGGATTCCGTTTGCACAAGAGTAACCACCCGATTTCTAGCCACCCCCTTAAAGCCTCGCATCATCTCTTTGACTGTCCTATCGATTCCCCATCCATGGGTAACCGAGTAGCTCAATGTCCGGGATAATCGTTCCGGCAGTACCTTTAAATGGGCTTTCCAAATCCGCTTTTTAAAATTGCTGCTCTTCCAGGGGGTAGATAGCGCCAGCCTTAATGCCCGGCTGTTGTACTTATCAAAGGGGACAACGAAAGCACCCCTGTCTGTGAGTTCGTATATGTTTCTCAGGTACGATTCCCGATATTGATCCGACAAAAAGGATTTCAGGCGCCCCTCTTCTGCATTGGTAAACTCAGCAAATTCCATGGCCAGCTGTGCCTTTAGCTTCTGTAGCCGGCTGATACGGCTTTTATAATACTCAATATTGAGTTCTTTATCATACCCGCCGTCAATAGCCTTTTGCCTAAACTCTTTCAGTGTCATGCTCCAGGAAGTTTGCTCACCCTTTGAAAGCATCTTATCGATTTCCTTCTCACTTAACCCGGACTCATCCGAATATCGAGTGACAAATTTATCTATCTCGTATTCGATGCTTTTTCCCAGCTCTTCATAGCGGTCGGCCATGCCCGCGAGATATTCGTCAGTCATTTTCTCGGTTGCGGCGTTTATCTGTATAAAACGCTTTTGCCAATAGGTTAGCTTTCTTCCCATGATCTACTCCTCCGGATCCTCTGGATCATCCGGATCTCCAGTCTTATAATCATCAACCGCCCTAATGTCCTCCTCCTGTTCTTTCTTGAGGTTGGCTAATTCCGC